GTTTTTCAGGTCTCGACTTTGGTGTATCAGCTATAAAAAGAGACTGGGGCGGTAGTACGTCTTATATAGCAACGATAGGGAAGACATTCTAAAGTATGAAAGCAGTTATAAGTCACAGAATATATATGGATTGCAGTGCTGAATTACAGGATAAGATCGACAAAGAACTTACCTACACAATTCCTACGCACAATCCACTCGATCCTCCTCAAGTTATTAAGAATATGGGGATTATTCGAAACGGGTTAATATCATTACCTATAGGGCGTATGGATTTAATCCCAGAGCACTATGAGATAATTGATAAGCGCGTTCATGTACCTGTGGAATTTCCTGAGTTTAGGTTTGATCTACGAGATAGTCAAAAGAAAGTTTATGACGAGATCGAAGACAACGCTATAATTAACGCATGGGTCAGTTGGGGAAAGACTTTTACAGGTTTAGCTATAGCAGGCAAGCTTGGACAGAAGACACTTGTTGTTACCCACACTGTCCCTCTGCGTAATCAGTGGGCAAAAGAAGTAGAAAAAGTATTTGGAATTAAGGCTGGTATAATAGGCAGTGGAAAGTTTGAACTTGATGCTCCTATCGTAATTGGTAATACTCAAACTCTTTACCGAAACGTAGACAAGATCCGTAAAGAGTTTGGGACAGTCATACTAGACGAGATGCATCACGTTAGTAGTCCAACCTTTAGTAAAATACTAGATACAAATTACTGTAGATACAAGATAGGTCTATCGGGAACTATAGAAAGAAAGGATGGGAAACACGTTGTGTTCAGAGATTACTTTGGTAATACTCTCTTTAAACCACCTAAAGAAAACTATATGACCCCTACAGTACACCTTGTAGCGTCTGATATACGATTCATGGATGGTAACAGAATACCTTGGGCTAATAGAGTCACAAAGCTGGCGAATGATGAAGAGTACAGACATACAATAAGTCTTCTAGCGGCAGCCTACGCTGCTAAGGGGCACAAGGTCTTAGTGGTAAGTGATAGAGTGAGCTTTTTGAAGGCTTGCTCTGATCTTACCGGAGACAAAGCAATATGCGTCACAGGGGACGTCTCGCATGAGGATAGAGAAACGCTTGTAGATGAAATCCTGTATGGAGATAAAAATGTTCTTTACGGGACGCAGGCAATTTTCTCGGAGGGTATATCGGTTGACACACTTAGCTGCTTAATACTGGCTACCCCCGTAAATAATGAACCACTACTCACACAGCTTTGTGGGCGAGTGATTCGCAAAAAGGAAGGTAAGATAGACCCTGTTATTATAGATATTCATCTGAAAGGAAATACGGCTCGAAAACAAGCCTCCAATCGTGTTGGGTTCTATATGAAACAAGGTTGGAATATGAAGTACCTTTAGAAAAAAAAGACTTGACAAAAAGGTTAAAATTTAGTATAATTATGCTCTTATTTGATTGGAAAAAGGTTTTTGATACGGCGGACGGTAATATTGCTACGTGTAACATGATCATGGAAATGTTAATAAACGAACAGATCCCTCGTAACAGGTACGACCGCATCTATAACTATTCGTATAAAAACTATACGGGAGATAGCTTTCTTTTACATGGAGATGTGCTTCTGTACCATTCTTATAAGTATACACAAAGAGAACTTTGCATATATTACGCCCTTGCTTCACTAAGATGCACTGGTGACTATCTTGCAACACAAAAAACTACGTTAGATACACTACATTGTCCTGTGCATCTTAGCGAAATTAACGACAACAGGCTACTTATAATAGATGATGAAACAATCACATTTATTTATGAAGAAGTCACAACGGAGACTATACACTAATGGCATTATCATTTAATAAGCAAACGGGCGGAGCCCAAAAATCCTCAATCTCAACCTTTCAGTACAAAGACGGTGACAACAAAATGCGCGTTGTAGGCGACATTCTTGCTCGTTATGTTTACTGGATTACTGGAGAAAACGACAAGAACATTCCTATGGAGTGTCTTTCTTTTGACCGCAACAGCGAACGTTTCAATAACAAAGAACAAGATTGGATTCGTGAATACTACCCTGATCTAAAGTGTGGCTGGAGCTACGCTACTCAGTGTATTGATAACGGTCAAGTTAAAGTAGTAAATCTAAAGAAGAAGCTGTGGGAGCAAATTATTACTGCTGCAGAAGATCTTGGTGATCCTACTGATCCCGAAACTGGTTGGGATATTTGTTTCAAGCGAGTAAAAACAGGCCCATTACCTTACAATGTAGAGTACCAACTCCAAGCATTGAAGTGCAAGCCTCGTGCCCTTACCGCCGAAGAAAAAACAGCTATTGCTGACTTAAAATCTATGGACGACGTTATGCCCCGCCCTACTGCTGACGCACAGAAAGAGTTGCTCGATCGTGTAAGAAATGTAGGCGCAGAGACTGATGACGAAGCACTAGACGCTGAGTTTAACGTAGGGTGATATTATTTACGGCAGACTGGCACATCAAACTGGGGCAAAAGAATGTCCCAGTAAAGTGGGCTACAAACCGTTATCAAATGTTCTTTAGCCAAATCTATGATTTAGAAAAAGAATGCAATATGCACATAATCGGAGGCGATCTCTTTGATCGTCTTCCGAATATGGAAGAGTTGGAGCTTTACTTTACGTTTATTCGTGGAGTAAAGATCCCAACCATTATCTATGACGGAAACCATGAAGCTACAAAAAAGAATAAAACTTTCTTTACACAGCTAAAACAAGTTTCCAGAGATATTAACCCTCTTATTAATGTAGTAGATATATCATACGTTGATCACGATCTTGGATACGGTATACTACCTTATGCAGATCTACATAAGAAGGGTAGCATTGACCACTTTGATACGAATAAGCCTTTGTTCACCCATGTCCGGGGAGAGATACCACCCCACGTAAAACCTGAAATTGACCTAGACTTGCTAGAAGACTTCCCAGTTGTGTTTGCGGGTGATCTACACGCTCATAGCAACTGTCAAAAGAATATTGTATATCCTGGTAGCCCAATGACTACCTCGTTTCATAGAAATAAAGTAAAGACTGGTTATCTGTTAATTAACGAACAAGACTGGTCTTGGATGTGGGAAGAATTTAAACTACCACAACTTATTCGTAAAACAGTTACAAGTGAAGAAGAAATGCTTGCCACTGACTACGATCATACTATATATGAAGTAGAAGGCGATATACAAGATTTAGCAGGAGTTAAGAACTCCGAACTACTAGATAAAAAAGTAGTAATACGAAAGTCAGAAGCCTCTCTGATAATGGATAAAGAAATGTCCATACAAGAAGAACTAGCAGAATACTTAACGTATATACTAGAAATAAACACTGATAAAATACCAGACATCATAGGAACCTACAATGATTATACTACAAACGTTGAAATGGGATAACTGCTTTAGTTACGGTTCTGGTAATGAATTAAATTTAGAGGCTAATACAGTAACACAAATCCTTGGTACTAACGGTATGGGTAAGTCTTCCATACCGTTAATCATCGAGGAGGCTCTGTATAATAAAAACTCTAAAGGTATTAAAAAAGCAGACATCCCGAATCGCTATGTAAAAGACGGTTACAATATCTATCTAGCCTTTACCAAGGATTCCGATAGATACGAAATTACAATTAATCGCAAAACAAATATTAAAGTAAAACTCGAAAAGAATGGTACTGATATATCTAGCCATACGGCTACTAATACCTATAAAACTTTGCAGGAGATTCTTGGAGTAGACTTTAAAACCTTCTCGCAGTTGGTATACCAAAATACTAACGCGAGTCTACAGTTCCTAACAGCTACAGACGCTAATCGTAAGAAGTTTCTTATTGACTTATTACACCTAGAAAAGTACGTTGAGCTATTCGAGATATTCAAAGGTGCTTCCAAAGAAGTAGCATCAGTATCTTCTACAATAGCAGGGAAGCTTGCAACAGTAGAAAAATGGTTAGATACAAATAAATTGAGTGATACATCCATACTTCCAATGTTAGATTTACAAATTAATACATCTCAAGCTGAAGAAGACTTACGTTATTGGACGACACAAAAACTTAGAATCTCTGATACAAATAATAAAATTAGAACAAACATTCAATATAAAATGTTGCTGGATAAGATAAACATCGTCGCTATACAGACTAGTGAAGTTGCTTGGACTCCTTATGATGATTTACAAGAAGAGTTAGGCTCCTTGCAAGCAGTCTCTACGGGTGCTCAACGAACTTTGGATAAATTAGAACGAATTTCTGATGAGTGCCCTACTTGTAAGCAACCTATTGATGTTTCTGCCGAGAAAGCACTGATTGAAGTGGAGCGTAAAAACCGTGACGAAGCTCATGCTAAAGCACTGATTATTCGCCCTCAAATTCAGAAGATTAAAGTAGATAACGCCCAATATGAGCAGAATAAAAAGGATATATCTACATGGGAAGAGTTGTATCGCTCTTATGATAAATCTCTGCCAACTGCCTTACTGGAAGAAGCAGAAATTGACGCAAGCCTAAAACATTGCGAAGAGATGGTCGCTGATAATAAGAGACTAATAACAGAAAATGCGGCCGAAAACGAGCGACGCACAAAACTAAATACTCGTATAGAAGTAATTCAAGAGCAGACAGAAGAGTTTGTTGAGCAGCAAGAAGAGTATGATGGTAAGCTTTTAGGGAATCAAAAGCTAGAATCCAACCTTAATGTATTGAAGAAGTCCTTTAGTACAAACGGGCTACTTGCATACAAGATAGAAAACTTAGTTGGAGAGCTTGAAGAATTAGCTAATGAGTACTTGGCCGAATTGTCTGATGGTCGCTTTACATTAGAGTTCGTTGTTTCAAACGATAAACTTAATGTAGAGATTACCGATAATGGTAATGTAGTAGATATCCTAGCACTTTCTTCTGGAGAGTTGGCAAGGGTCAACACGGCTACTCTTATAGCTATTCGTAAGCTAATGAGTAGTATTTCAAAGTCTAAAATCAATATCTTGTTTTTAGATGAAGTAACTAATGTACTAGACGATCAGGGCAGAGAGAAGCTAGTAGAGGTTCTACTACGAGAAGACCTTAATACTTACATAGTATCTCATGGGTGGTCACACCCTTTACTGGAAAAGATTGAAGTAGTAAAGGATGGAAACATCAGCATACTGGAGTAAAGATGTCAGCAGGAAGACGTAGAATGTGGTGGACTAGAGAAGTTCAGCAGGAAGAACCCAAAGAAAGAGAGGAAGAAGATGGTAGATTCGAGAGCGAAGGGAGCGAGAGGCGAGTACCTAGTGAGGGACATGCTGAGGGAAGCGACCGGACTGAAGTTTGAAAGAGTACCCGCCTCGGGTGCTCTTGAATATCTGAAAGGGGACTTGTATGTCCCTAACCAGAGAAATCATTATTGTATAGAGGTAAAAAACTACAAAGACTCTCCATTGACTGATAGAATATTTACGCAACCTAAGACAAATAACATTATCAGATGGTGGAAGAAAGTAGTAATACAAGCGGCAGGAGGCGATCAAAAGCCTATGCTATTTTTTAAGTATGACCGATCCAAGGTATTTGTAGTAACAGAGAACAAACCAGAAAACACAGAAGAGTATCTGTATATCCGGTTTTTAAACTGCTATGTATTACTAGCAGATATTTGGTTGGAATCAGAAAAGACGGAGTGGATAGGTGGCTTTTAAATTTAATGAACGTACCCTAGATGGAGTACTAATAATAGATGCGCTGAATTTGGCTTTTCGGTGGAAGCATCAAGGTAGAACAGATTTTCGACATCAGTATGTAGAAACAGTAAAATCTCTAGCGCACTCTTATAATTGCGGTACTGTAATTATTACCGCAGATTGGGGATCTTCTAGTTATAGAAAAGAGATATTACCAGAATACAAACAGAATAGAAAAGATAAATATGCTACACAAACAGCAGAAGAGAAGCAAGCATTTGCTGACTTCTTTGAAGAGTACGAAGAAACACTAGAATTACTTTCTGAAGAGTACAAAGTTTTACGGTTTAAAGGTGTAGAGGCAGATGATCTTGCTGCCCACCTTGTAAAGCAAAAAGAAGAGTATAAATTAGATAATATATGGCTAGTTTCTAGCGATAGAGATTGGGATTTATTGATTCAGGAAGGAGTAAGTAGGTTTTCTTATGTTACTAGAAAAGAGATAACTATAGACAACTGGAGTGAACATTATAATGTAACACCTGAAGAGTATATCTCTTTCAAGTGTCTTACAGGAGATAAAGGAGATAATGTTCCAGGTATTAATGGTATTGGCCCGAAGAGAGCAGAACAGCTTATAAAAGATTACGGCGATGCAATGACTATATACGATAACGTTCCTTTAAATGGTTCGTATAAGTACATTCAAGAACTGAATCAGAACGCTGATGTTTTGTTAAAAAACTATGAGTTGATGGATTTAATAACATATTGCGATGATGCGATAGGCAAGGATAACATATCCGAAATACAGGAGAAAATGGGTTAATGGACCAATATCAAAGTTTTATACACAAGAGTCGGTATGCTAGATGGCTAGAAAGCGAAGGAAGGCGTGAAACATGGGAAGAAACGTGTAGTCGTTATATTAACTTTTTTAAAGAAAGAGAGCAGATTAATGACGAAGAAGGGCAAGAGATCTGGGAAGGTATTCATGCCTTAGAGGTTATGCCCTCTATGAGATGTATGATGACAGCAGGAGAAGCTCTAAAACGTGATAACGTAGCAGGCTTTAATTGTAGTTATCTACATATTGATCATCCACGAGCTTTCGATGAGCTTATGTATGTATTAATGTGCGGAACAGGAGTAGGTTTTAGTGTTGAGCGTAACTTTATTGCAAAGTTGCCTGAAGTAGCTGAAACTTTCCATAAAACAAGTTCTACTATTGTAGTAAGTGATAGTAAGCTAGGATGGGCAAGTGCTTTCCGTGAGTTGATTGCCATGCTTTATGCAGGTAAGCTACCTCAGTGGGATATGAGCCGAGTACGTCCAGCAGGTGCTAGACTTAAAACTTTTGGCGGAAGAGCAAGCGGGCCGGAGCCTTTAATAGACCTTTTCCAGTTTTGTGTTGGAGTATTCCAAAAATCAGCTGGACGTAAGCTAACAAGTATTGAATGCCATGATATCTGTTGTAAGATTGCTGATATTGTAGTTGTTGGAGGTGTAAGACGTTCGGCTTTAATTAGCTTGTCTAATCTATCTGACAATCGTATGGCAAAAGCTAAGTCTGGTCAGTGGTGGGAAAGTGAAGGACAACGACGTCTAGCTAATAACTCTGTAGCTTATACTGAGAAGCCAGATTTTGAAGCATTTTTATCTGAGATGCATACTATGTATGACAGTAAAGCAGGTGAGCGCGGTATCTTTAGTCGTGTTGCTGCTCAAAAAATTGCAGCTAGAAATGGGCGAAGAGACGCTGATCAAGATTTCGGAACTAATACTTGCTCTGAGATTATTCTAAGAAGTAATGAGTTCTGCAACCTTTCAGAAGTAGTTGTACGAGCAGACGACACATTAGAAACGCTCAAAAAGAAA